AGCAGATACAATCAAAACTGAGAAAGCTGCGAATAAGACTGCAAGAAAGGCAAAAGCTAAAAAGACCAGTGTCAAAGCGAGTAATCAGCAACCAGCTGATATTCAAGCCTCCTCAAAAGTTAAAGGGGGTGAGAAGACCGTATCTATTGCTGATCTTTCAGAGAAGGAGTTCGCTAAGTTAACAGACAGAGAACTTGCTGTACTCCGCGGAGATGTCGTTTAGTACTTGTAAATAACATAGCAGGAGATTCAATAACCAAGGATGGTTGGTCTCTAAAGACCTTAAACCTTGAATTGCATTAACCGGTGGATTGGGTCGCTCCCAAGAAGCCAGAATATGATAAAGAGTATCACTAAACTCTTACGGGCTATGTCCTCCGAATGGATTAAAACTTTATATAAAATTTTACTTTTAAGGAATTAATAAAATGGCTTCAACTAATTTTGCTGCATTAACTGCAGATCAAAAACTTGTCTGGTCACGTAAATTGTGGCAAGACGCACGTGACGCGATGTTTATCAATCGTTTCATGGGAACAGAGCAATCTTCTATCATCCAACGTATCACTGAGTTAACTAAAACTGAGAAAGGTACAGAGGCTATCATCCACTTAGTTGCTGACTTAGTTGGTGATGGTGTTCAAGGTGATAACGCTCGTGAAGGTGCTGAGGAAGCAATGCAGTCCTACAATGAGAAAATCCAATTGGATCTTATCTCTCACGGTGTTAAGAATACTGGTAAATTGTCTGACCAAAAAACTGTTATCGATTTCAGAACTCAGTCTCGTGACAAATTGGCATATTGGTTAGCAAACCGTATGGATCAACTTGCTTTCTTGACTTTAGCTGGTATTGCATACTCTTTTACTAACAATGGTGCTGCTCGTGTAGACCCAACTTTCCCTGCTCTTTCATTCGCTGCTGATGTATCTGCACCTTCTGCAAATCGTCACTTGCGTGTTGATGGTGCTGGTTTATCTGCTGGTAATACTGCTCTTTTAACTGCTACTGACACTTTGACATATGCTCACATCGTTGACATCATGACTGAAGCTAAAGTACGTTACATCAAACCTTTAATGTCTGGTGGTAAAGAGTTCTACATGGCTTTCGTTAGACCTGAAGTTTTGGCTCAATTGAAAAAAGACCCTGATTATCAACGTGCTGTTGTAACTGGTCTTCCTCGTGAAATGAACAACCCTTTCTTTAGTGGTGCTATCACTACTGTTGACGGTCTTGTTATTCATGATCATCGTTTGGTGTATAACACTAAAGGTGCTGTAGCTCCTAACAAATGGGGTGCTGCTGGGGATGTTGATGGAACACGTGTGTCTGTATGTGGTTCACAAGCATTAGGTATGGTTGATCTTGGCGCGCCTGAGTGGGCTGAAGAAGACTTTGAGTACAAATCACAATACGGTATTAACATCGACAAAATGTTTGGTTTCGTTAAACCTAAATTCGGCGATATCTACAGCGGCGGTGCTGTTGAAGATTTTGGCGTTTTAACTGTTGACGTTGCTATCTAAGCATTAATCTTTAAACCTCCGGAGTACATCGTAGATGATAGTACCCCAGCTCCGGGGGATTCTAGAGACTTTTAAATAGGAAAACATCATGGCTAGTACAGTATTAAAAGTTCTACGTAGATTAGGACTTAGAGATGATCCAGCGGCTTCGCAAACTAAAGCCAAAAGTTCTTCTAACAAGAAGTCTGCAAAAAAGGGCAAAGCCCGATTAGGATTTACTAAATCTACTTCTAATCTTAAAAACCGTACAGCGGATGAACTAAAACGTTTGGGGATATAAGATGGCTGGAGAAAGAACATTTATAATGGTTGACGGGCAATTGCAAGAAGCTCCTAAATCGAAAGGTCTTAAAAAGAAATCAGTTAAGATCGTACCGACTGGTAAAGCTAAAGCCGCTAAGGTTGTAGCTAAATCAGCAAAGAAAAGTAGTAACAGAGCCAGACTGGGCGGCTTGGGCCCTATCGCTACTGCACGTAAGGATAAGATTGATCGTGCGGTTTTAGGAAGATAATTCAAACTTAATTTTAAACAGGAAATATCGATGAACTCAAAAAAATTTAAACCAGCTTCAGGTGAAGCAGTACGTTTAGCACTACTCTCTGGACACATATTTGTAGTAGAAGCTACAGGATGGACATCTTTACCAGAATTTGCTTGGAAACATGCATACGCAAATGGCTGTATCTCAGATGATATGATAAAGAATCTAGTTGCTGAGACTCCTAAAATTGATGTTGTAAATGAAGTCACTCAACTACTAGTAGAAGCTATTGAAAATAATGATGATAGAGTCTTTGACAAGCAAGGTTATCCAAAGCTAGCAGCAATCAAAGAAGCTCTTGACATGCAAGTAACTCATTCTCAAATGCAGACAGCATGGAAACAGGTTAAAGTTCTGACTGAAGACAGTATTATTGAAGAAGCTGAAGAAGCTGATCTAGATATTAAATAAAGGTAATCTAATGAAACTTATAGACCTAATTAAGTACCTCCGAGTAAACATCTTAGATGATCGTGGCGGGCACAAAATCGACTGGACGAGTATTACAGAGGATTCTGAGGAGTCCGTAATGCTACGTTGGTCTAATGAGGAGCTTACTGCCTATATCCAGGAGGCACTATATCAGGTCTATCGGCGGATATTACCGGCACATGGATATTATACTGAACTTGATATTAATGTTCTGCCTGGCCAAAGTGTTTATGATTTGGATTCTAGAATCTTGAGGGTTTTCTCCGGAAGGCTCTTAAGTTCTAAAAGAGATCTAACACTCTGCGACCTACAGCAACTGAATAAAAATGGTTCAGATAACTCTTTCCTTGATGAGACCGGAAATCCAACAAGTTTAATAGTTGATTATACCGCAGGGCAGATTAGAGTTCACCCACAACCTGACTTCTCCAACCTTGTAGAAACTCCTCCACTCTCTGGGACTTTTATCGAACAAGGAGAACAACTTACACTCTTAGTTAATAGACTCCCCTTGAGGAAACTTAAATTTGCTTCTTCGCTATCGAGAGTAGAGATCAGAGATGAGTTTGCAGTACCTATGCTCGACTATGCTGCTTATCTTTCCTATTCTAAAGATGAAGCGAATACTCTAGATCCTCAAGGAGCTGAGCGTAGATTGGTGGCTTTTAATAGAGAATTTCCACAGACTTCTGCATATTCTGATGTTCGTAAACGAAGATCAACTAGAAATCAAACTCGTTACGGGGGATTATAAGAATGGCGAAACATCCTCGCACCCTCAATATAGATACCTTCGCAGGTATTAATAATGTAACACCCCCCCATAAGACACCTCCTAACTATCTTAAGGACCTTGTAAATTTAGATATTGATGAAGCACACAATTTGTTTAAACGTCCAGGGTATGACTTAATAACTGCTGGAGACTTCCATAGCCTTTGGAGCGATGATTTAGGATGCTATTGTGTACAGGATGGTGATCTGGTAAAGATTGATGCTTGCGATTATAGTTCTAAGGTCATATTGGCCGGTCAAAACTTAACTCATCAGGTAGACTTTGAGAGAGTGGATGATACTGTCTACTTTACTTCAGAGGAGGTAAACGGTAGAATCGTGCAAGGTGATCAAGTTATACCTTGGTCTGTAGAGCGGCCGCCTGTGTACCCGATGATTAATATAATTGGTCAGGGTTTATTAGAGACTGGTTCATATTCTGTAGCCTTCACATTTGAATACGAAAATGGTGAAGAGAGTGGTAGTTCTTTACCAGGTTTTATAGCCGTACCAGATAACTCTAAGATTGGAGCAAATCTACCGGTTCCTACAGATCCACTGGTTAAATACATCAATGTTTATGTAAGTTATGCTAATGGTACTGAGTTGTACTTCAATCAGAAAATAGAGGTTGGTACAGCAACTAATGTTGAAATTTATTCAGCTCTCAATGATGGTAGAGTCTTAAGAACTTTTAATAAATACCCTGCACCTAAAGGACATTTAGTCGAGTGGTTTGCAGGAAGAGTCTATGTAGCCCAAGATAATATTATATGGTATAGTGATCCAATGGAGTATGGTGTATGGGATCTGCACTCTAATTACATGACTTTTGAATCTGAAATCACAATGATCGCCCCGGTCGATGGTGG